AGATATAAACCATTTTCAGTAGCTGTACTTTGATCTTTTAATAATACTCTATCTCCTTCAACAAGTGTAACACCATCAATAGTATCTCCAGCTTCAAGAGCTGATGAAATTACTACATTGGCAGTTGAAGCACACTCTGCAATAATTCTAGTTCTTAGTCCTGCAACTGCATCATTAACATATGATGTTGCTGCTTTAGTGTCTATTTGTGTTTGGATAGCAGAAGATACTCCGTTAAGATAACCAAACTCTGTATTAGAAATTGTACCATCATGAATTTTACTTGAATCAATTGCAGCACTTGAGTTAATATCTGCATTGACAATAGAGTCATCTACAATTTTAGATGAGTTTACAGAACTTGCTGCAAGTTTAGCAAGGGTTACATTAAGATCTGCTATATGTGCAGTATCAATTGAACCATCTGTATAATGCTCTGAGTCTATTGCGTCATCTACTATTTTTGCACCATTAACTGAGTCTGCTGCTAAATGAGCAAGATCTATACTTGCGTCAACATAATGTTCTGAATCTATTTGATCGTCTGCTATTTTAGCATTTGTAATTTGATCTGCTGCAATATGAGCTGTATCAATTGAACCATCTGTATAATGTTCACTATCAATAGCATCGTCTACTATTTTAGATCCGTCAACTGAGTCTGCTGATAAGTGAGCAAGGTCAATTGATGCATCTACATACTGATCACTATCAATAGAGTTTACACTCATATGAGCTAAATCAATACTAGCGTCAACATACTGATCAGAGTCTACAGAATTAACTGCCATTTTAGCAACTGTAACTGAAGCATCAGCTATGTTTGCAGTTGCAATAACTGCTGTTGGGAATGAATTATTTGTTTTAGATAATACACCAAGATAAACTGAAGTAATGGCTTCATTAGATAAAGATCCTGAATCCCAAGATACTGTAACTGTGGTATTTGTAGAAAAAGCAGTTGCAGTAATTGAACCATAAATAGTACCTGGAGTAGTTGCTACAACTTTAACTCTACGTCCAACATGATAAGGAGTTGTTACGTTAACTCCATCTATTGTAAAACTTGTTCCTGAAACATAAGTAGGTGTATAAGTACCTGCTCCATCTCCGTATTCAATCCATTCAGCAGTATTGTAGTGCTGTCTAATATCTGCCATAACACTTCTAAAAGCATTATTAATGTTGGAAGGCAACATTCCTTCTGCGACTGAAACTGCTCCTGTTCCTGTAGCTGCATTGTTTGCTGCTGTTGTATCGTATTTACCTAAAAATGTTCCTGCCATAAATCTCCTTAATTCATGAACCAACTGAACGCTTTATCGCTTTCAGTATTGTTCTTATTTACTAATGTGTTAATTGCTTCTTCAATTTGTCTTTGGAAATATTCTTGTGTTTCCATAGAATATCTTACGTTGTCTATATCTATAATATCACTCACTATCTATATCCTGCTTTTGATGCAACAAGATCAATTCCTTGTGCATGGTTAAATGTAGTTCCTGAAGCTATTTTTACATTAGCTCTTATATATCTACCTGATTGTCTAACTGGGTTAACACCACTTGTTACCATAGAAGATGAACTAGACTCTACTTCTGTGTCTGCTAATCTTTCTCTAGTTTTTACAGTTACTGTTGCAGCAGCATCTACGATTGGTCTAACTCCTGTAATATTAGTTCTGGCCCCTGGAAATGCTTCTATCTCTGCTGTTTCTATTTCGCATTCATTAGAAGTTCCTGAGAAGATTGCAGCTTTATAATCTGAATCTATTGCACCTAAATACATTTGTCCACCAGACCAATAATCTGTGTCTAATGATGCACCAATGTTTTCAAGATTTTCAGATATAATATCCATTAACTCTACAGTAAAGGCTCCAATAAATTGTGAAAATATTTGACTAGCACTTACTTTTGCTAATGACCATTTTTGTGTAGAATAATTATATATAATCATACGATCACATATACCTGTTGTATTAGTAGTATTGTTTACAGAAGGATATAACCACATAGCCAATGTATTAAAAGGATCCGTTGCTGCTACTATTCTATCTGAGAAAGCTTTGTTTAAATCTAAATCAAAAAATCTGTTTACTTTTTCTATACCAATACCTTGTACATTATCACCTTGTATTTCATAGAAGCCATCATCTGCATAGAAAAATACACGTCTGTTATCTTGACAAACTGTTTTACCATACATAGCTCCACGATTAGGTGAGATAACTGATAGTCTAAATACTGTTGCACCACCAACATAATCCATACGAATTATTTGGTTTTGTCTAAATACATATCCTACCTCTCCAGAAGTTACAGAAACAACTTTACCACCAGATCCTGGAAGGTCTTGATAGTCTGATTGTTTACCTGACCAAACTGAAATGTCATTAATACCTGACCATTGAATTCTATTAGTAGCTCCAACTATATTACCTACAACTAAGAAATCTCTTATTACTCCAGAGACTCTAAATACAGGACATGTTCCTGCTGTTTGAATTGCTGTAAGATCAGCAAAGTTAGTTGATGTACCCATTAAATAATATTGAACAGCATCTACTCCATTACTTGCAATAACATATTCACCAAATTGTGTGAATGTCCAAAAGTCATCACTTTCACCAGTTAAACTTGCTTTACGAGAAGTAAAAACTCCTGATGCTAATTGATATAAATTTGTATTAGTTGCAACAAAGTTAAATACAGCATTAGAGTTATCTCTAAATGATCCTGCTCCACGAGCATCTGTAGTAGTAGTTGATGCACCAGAATAGTCTACCAATGAAGGAAATCTTTTATAAGATCCTAAAGCGTGATAAACATTTGTTGCTACGTTAGCACCTTTCATACCATGAGCTGGTTGATCAGGTAGCCATTCTCCAAAAGGTATTTGCATTATCTGCTCCTATAAAATGATAAGTCGGTTTGTATATCTGTTCTTTGTTGAACAGGTGCTCCACCATATGAATCTTGTTTGTCGTTATTTTCACATCTTTCTAGAGATGCAACATACATTTGAAACCATTGTTGCACTTGATTAGGATCTATACCACCTAAGAAGTTTGCTGCATGAAATAAAGAACCATATAAATATATAGCAGGGTGGCTAGTTAAAATGTAATTTGATGTAGCTGTATCACTTAAAGGTGTAAAGCTTTTATAATAAGATAAATAACCTGTATAACTTGCATCAGGTGCTGGCCCAAACCTTAATGTTTCTGCAGCGTCATCACTTTGAATTGTATATACTCTTGGTCTAGCAGTTGTAGATCCTGCTTTAATATCAAACATATTACTAGGTGTAATATACTTTAATGCATACTTAGTACTTGAAGCAAGTATGTAAAGAGATCTAACTCCAATGAAACCTGTTGGTACTGCTACAGCTTCTGAGTCTATAGTAATAGTATCAATCTGTTCCATTTGTCTTATTCTTAACTTAGCATTAAAATCACCTTCAGCTAATTTAATAAAGTCATCAGCTATCTCACTTGTTAAGTCAGTTCTGTTTAACCAATTAGCTAATGCTGTTTTTAATCCTGAATATGTTGTTAACGCCATTATAAATTTCCCTCAGCTGTTCTGAAATATCTAAACTCACTACTATTAAGTTTAGTTCTCATTATCTTTCTTTGAATTAGTTTTGGTAATTGGAACCAATTGTTTGTTCCATTGTATTCTTTAGCCCATATAGAAAGAATTAAAGGTGGAATACTAGCCACTCTTTTCATTTCTTTTGCACCAGAAACATATCCTTTATCATGATTATAAAGTTCCTTGTTTCTTTTTAACAAAGAAGATACATCTTGAGAGCTATTGATAGTTAACTTACCATCAGACTCTTGGATGTATTTAGTCTTTACACCAGCATCATATTCAATATCTCTGACTCTACCCATTACTCAGTTAATTCAGTTACGTATAATTCTCCGTCTGATCCACCAACTCTTAACACAGCTATTTTTTCTCCAGCTGATACTTTAATAGTTTCAACTTCTGCTGCAGGTAAATAAGTTGTAGTTGCTGCTGCTGTAGGTGCTACGTCTATATGTATATGACAAGCAATAGTACTTACTACTCTAATATATTCTGTTCCATCTGTAAATGCTGAACTTAAAGAGCTTGTAGCTCCTGAAGTTAATTTAAGTACAGTCGCATGTCTTAATCCGTAATGCATATTTGTTCCTTTTTGTTAGGGGATGTTGCCACCCCCAGTAATTTATTATCTTCTAATAACGAAAGTTATTTCCATTTTAGAAGCGTTTGTAGATCCACCATCTGTAATACATTCAAGTGCTGAACCTTCATTTACAT